GTCAATCTGATGATGGGATTAATTCCCGAAACACTCGCAAGAGTGTCATTGACAACGCAGTATCCTAACTTGGAGGTATTAACATGTAACAAACTATCAACCTTAACGACTTCCGCAATGCGTTCCAGAGCATTCGCCCAAATAATTTCTCTTATGAGGGATTGGAAGTTTTGTTCGATTATTGTGAAGATTTAGAAGTATCTTGCAATGAAGAAATGGAACTAGATGTTATTGCTTTATGTTGCGATTATGCCGAATCTAGTTTTGAAGAACTAAGTCACCAATATGACATCGATGTCAAAGGTGTTGCAGAAATAGAAGAGTTTGTATTAGACTTTATGAATGATAGAACCATCGTTTTAGGTGTTGGTGACACTCCTAAGAATTCATCATATAGTTGCTCTATCGTTTATCAACAATTTTAAGGAGATAATTATGACTAAAATTAACATTGAACAAGTTTACACAGGCGGAGGTTGTGAACATCTCTCTATTCAGTTTATTGATTATGGGGTGCAGTTTGACATCATGAACGCAAACGAATATTCCACCAATGATTTGCCAGAAAATGGGGAGCCGTTTTGTTTCAATCTCTGCAAGATTCAAGACGGTATCGATGGGGATTATTTAGAAATCTCTGACCGGATTGACAATTACAACAGTGAAACCATTCAGGATTTCTGTTTGGGGTATCTCGCGGCCCGCAAAATGAAACCGATTATTAAGGCAGAACCTGAGCCATACGACATTGAGGGATTGTTTTTATCGATTAACGACATCCATCAACAATATGATGATGGCATTATTGACAGAGATGAGGCAAATCGCATCGCTAAGTTATGTTGCGAGGCATTCATTGATTGGAATGAACTATTTAACGAGGATAAATAATTATGAAAGAAATTAAACTAGAAACAATTGCGGACGATATTCAAACCAATAATGTCATTGTGTTCGATGTCATTTCTTTCATTGATGAATGGTCTACGGACCATGACAAACAATGGAGGCAATATGCTTTGGAATTGATTGAAGAAATTGAAGAAAGGCTAATAAAATGAAATCATTACTTCTGACTGGTTTTGCACTCTATAGCAGTTTGTTTGCGTTGGTATATATTGTTTTCTATTTATGAAAGGAACTCTATGACACGCTCAGAAATGCAGTATCAAATATGGACCGACCTAGGATATCTTGAGGGTAAGACTGACCCACAATATCAGAAACACCTGTGGCGTTTATCTGATGATGAACTGTTTAAACTATGGATGAATATTCACAATGCTAGAGAGGCATACAAACAATGAAAACCTTAATCTTTTGGTGCATGACATACCTAGTTTTAGCTTATGTTGTCTATCACCTTGTTGGAGTGCTGCTGTGTTATACTTGGGAATACCTTTAAAACGCATTTAAACTGCTTTGGTGAGGTTTTCTTAAAGGTGTTGGTGTCTGGGTATTACTTAATCAATTTAAATTGAATAGAGAGGCTTTTTATGAATTACAACAATAATCGATATTATGAACCAGAAGACGGAGATTTTGATGAAGATGCTTTTAATGAATCTGTGGATTGTCTATTAGCATCCGATGGGGAGTGTTATTGGGCCAATGAATCCAATTGGTATGAGGCATTAAGTCAATTGGAATTGGATGAAGACTATGAACCTAATACCGCACCTGCGGAAGTCATTGACAAAGTCAAAGCATATTGGAAAGACATTGCTGAGAATATTGCGGAAGGGGAATTTTAATGAGATGCCAATGTTGCAACGCCATGTTGACCGATTATGAGGCAACAATTAAACACGCCATCACCCGGAAATATGTGGAAATATGTACCGATTGTCTAAAAACAATTGATGCTTATATTCCAATACAGGTAAGGCAAGATTTAATGAATGAATCTGACACTACACTGCCTGAGCAGTTGGCTGACGGTGATGGATATATTGATGGTGGTTTAGATGCGGAAGACCCTGAAGACTATTGGACAGATTGGGACAATCGATAATGTTCACGCTTGCGGGTAATATAGGTATCGGTATAGTTAATATAGTCTATGCCATACTGTGAATATAGACTACTAACAATTAACATCAAACAACAATCAACGATAGTCTATGTTGTAAAAGCATTATACTCAATTTTGTAAATGTTGTCAAGTCTTTTATTTTTGTCTTATGTATTGACTTTTTATGGTTATGTCTTATGATTGTATTGTCTTTTAACTAGGGGGTGTTTATGAATCAAAGCCACAACGAAGAAGCTCGGTATCACTTTATTATGATGGACTTTGTTGATTTAATTGGTGATTATGGCTATGACAAGGTCATGGACGATTTGTCTACGGCAATCGCTGACAAGGTTAATCGTTTAGTCGGTAGAGCAGTTATGGAAGATATCAATGATTAGGGATGCAATCTTTGTTGGAGTGTTCGCACTAGGTCTATTGTGTGGTTGGGTTGCAAACAAAGTTGAGTTTGACCACACTGGCTGCGATGATTTTACAGGCAAACATCAACGCTATGAGGCTTGGCTTAGTGTTCGTGACGGCGTGTATCGTTGCTTTTGGATTGAGAAAGATTACCCACACAGAGTGCGTGTACAAGGTGTTATTGATGTTAAATAAAAAGGAATCATATGAACTATCTTAGTGTTTGTAGTGGTGTTGAGGCGGCGACAGTAGCGTGGCATTCGTTAGGATGGCAACCTGTTGCATTTTCTGAAATTGAGTCATTTCCATCAGCAGTACTGGCTCATCATTATCCAAATGTTCCTAATCTTGGGGACATGACTAAATATAAGGAGTGGAATTTAAATGAATCAATTGACATTCTTGTTGGAGGAACTCCCTGCCAATCATTCTCAGTCGCAGGACTTCGTAAAGGACTTGAAGACCCACGAGGAAACCTCGCACTCACCTATGTTGGAATTCTTGACCGATTTAGACCCAAGTGGTTCATTTGGGAAAATGTGCCGGGTGTCCTCAGTTCAGGCGGTGGACGGGATTTTGGAGCCTTCCTCGGGGCGGTGGCTGAACTCGGGTATGGGTTCGCATACAGAGTGCTTGATGCTCAAAACTTCGGAGTCCCACAAAGGCGCAGAAGAGTGTTTGTTGTCGGACATCTTGGAGACTGGAAACCTGCAGCAGAAGTATTATTTGAGTCCGAAAGCCTGTCAGGGGATTTTAAATCGGGCCGCAAGACGAGGAAAAGTGTTACCGGTTTTGTTGAAAGTAGCTTTGGACAATATCGTGAAGATGTCATCGCAGGAACAACCAAAGCCAGTGGAGGAGTCTTAGGTGGTGGTTCGGAAACATTCTATGTTGAAGACATTGCAAATTGTTTACAGACTACTTGTCATGAATGGAGCAGAGCAGATGGTTTTAACATGATTGCGTATGAAAACCATCCATCCGATAGCCGTGTTCAAGAGATGGGCGAAACCTGTCAGACTGTTACATCTACATGGGGAACTGGCGGTGGTAACATTCCGTTCGTGCAGAATGTTTCGTATGCTTTACAGGGTGCAGGCGCAACAAGTCAAACTGGAAATGGGATGGGATATAAGGAAGAGCAGTCCTATACATTAAATACGACAGATGTACATGGTGTTGCGTTCGGTTGGCAAAACAGTTCCAACCAAAGTATGTCGGTGGATACTATTTCACCAACATTGGATAAAAGCAAAACACCTGCGGTTGCAGTTCCATTGACAAATATTGTTGCACCAACTCTGACGGCATCCAATAACCCAAGTCGCTCACCGCAATCTACTGAAGTCACTAATCAAGTGGCATCTGTCTATGCTGCAAGCACCGCAGTTCGTCGATTAACGCCTATAGAATGCGAACGATTACAGGGATTTCCTGATAACTACACACAGATTCCTTGGAATAAGAAAGTTTCTGCTGACTGCCCGGATGGTTTGCGTTACAAAGCAATGGGTAACTCAATGGCTGTGCCTGTGATGAACTGGATTGGCACACGCATTAATAATCTGTAACATAAATGATACATAAAGTAGGGTTATTGTAAATAATACGATACATTAGGAATGTTATGACTAAGAAAACCAGAGCAATGCTTGAGGCTGAGAACGATGAATTGCGTAGAGGAATAATACCCGATGGTTATGTTTTCCTTTGCATTCACTGTGCAAAAGAGTTAAAATTGTTTGAAGGGACTGAAGATGGCATGGAAGTGTCCACCACTAAACCTAGTGAATTGGAATAACTTTTGGAAATGGAGAAAACCAATGACAACTTTTACCAGCGAGGATAGAGAATTATGCGAACACGATTTGATGAAACAAATCAAAGCATTACAGGACGAACTAGTCAAAACACAAACCGAACTAGTTATGGCACTGGCGGAGGTGCAGGCACTTCGATGTCAACTCATTACGGCAGAGGGGTCAAGGCATTGACTGAGAGTAAATTTTTATATCACATGGCTTGCGACGAGTGCGGTTCAAGCGATGGTAACGCTATGCACAGCGATGGACACACTTACTGCCATGTATGCCACACATACAAGGCTAGGACAGGTGAAATTACGAAAGATTACAAAAAACCAATGAACAAGGAACTAAACTTTTATGACAATGCTTCTTCTCGTAGTATCGTTAATCGTGGTATTACTTCGGCTACTTGCGTAGCTTACGGCGTTAAACAGGATGATGGTAAACACTACTATCCCTACTACGACATTGATGGCAAGATGGTCGCTATTAAGACTAGATTGGTAGAAACCAAATCATTTAGCATTGCCGGTGACTTCAAAGAAGCCACACTCTTTGGGCAGAATTGTTTTACCAAATCAGGTCGATACTTAACTATCTGTGAGGGTGAACTAGACGCTCTGGCTGCTTATCAGATGCAAGGTAGTAAATATCCTTGTGTCAGTATCCGCAGTGGCGCTAGTGGCGCTCTGAAGGACTGTAAAGCAGAATACGAATGGATTGATTCTTTTGAGAATATTATCTTATCGTTTGATGCTGATGAACCCGGACAGAAAGCAGCACAGGCTGTCGCCGAGTTGTTTGGTGGCAAAGTTAAAATCATGAAACATAAGACAGGATACAAAGATGCCTCTGATTATCTTGAAAATGATGCTAGTAAGGAATTTGTTGATACTTGGTGGGCTGCTGAATCTTACATACCTGATGGAATTATTCAAGGTAACACCCTCTGGGAATTGGTATCGTCTCCTATTGAGAAAGCTGATTGTGACTATCCGTATGACGGCGTTAATAAACTCACATACGGCATTCGCAAAGGGGAACTTGTCATGGTCACAGCAGGCTCTGGTCTTGGCAAATCTCAGTTCTTACGAGAAATCGTTTGGCATATCCTTAACAAGACTAGTGACAATGTCGGACTTATGTTTCTTGAAGAGGGAGTCCGCAAGACTGCTAGGTCGCTTATGTCTTTGGCGGTGAACAAACCCATTCACTTACCTGATGTTGAAGTTACTTCTGAGGAGTTAAAAGATGCTTTTGATAGAACTTTGGGAACTGACCGCCTGTATTTGTTTGACCATTTTGGCAGCACTTCTTTGGAAAACATTGTCAACCGAGTACGATATATGGCTAAAGGTCTTGGTTGTGGTTATGTCTTTCTTGACCATATTAGCATTATCGTTAGTGGCGGTGATGTTGGTGATGAACGGAAAGCTCTTGATGCCATCATGACTAAGCTACGCATGATTGTGCAAGAGACTGGCATCAGTTTGATTTGTGTCTCCCATCTCAAGCGTAACGAAGGTCGTGGACACGAGGAAGGCGCTGTTACATCCTTGGCACAGTTGCGTGGCTCAGGCGCTATTGCACAGCTCTCTGACATCGTCATAGGACTAGAGCGTAATGGACAGGCTGAAGATATGATTGAACGCAATACCACTAGTGTCAGGGTGCTGAAGAATCGATTTAGTGGATACACTGGCAATGCTGGCTCTTTGCTGTATAATGGACAAACCGGAAGAATGTTAGAGATAAAGGACACACTATGAACAATGATTTAATTGAAAAAGCAAAGCGCTATGCACAGACTGACGATTACCATGTCACTCGTAAAATCATTACTGATTTATGCACCGAGATTGACCGATTGAAGGAACTAAACAAGAATGTGTTTAGTCGCATTCAGGACAATCAGGAAGTATTTAAGAATGCAGAGCGATACAACTGGCTACGCAGTGCATCATGGGATGTCAATCCTGAGATTGCAGCGCCATCAGTAATCCTATGCAACGGCGATATGACCAAGTGGCAATGGATGCTCGGTCAAGAGATTGATGAAGCGATTGATAAGTATTTAGACAAGGAGTAAGCATGACTACGAAGACTGTTAAACTAGATAGCTTTATTTGGATTGCCGAGAATGGTAGCCTAGAATATGGGTTTTACATCGGTGATGGCGATGACCCCATTACATTCAAAAGCACACTCAAGGAAATAGTGCGTCAAACATTGGATATGTATTTTGTTCGTGGTGTTATTTGTCCTGACCATCGTGGTGATGTGGAACAACTGATTAAGAGTTTGAAAGCTGCTGTAACATTGGCAGAGAACGAACTGGAGCGCATGGGCGATGAATAAACTAGTCAATATTAATGGTCGTTTAATCAATCCCGATTCAGTTACTTACATTATTGATAGGGAGATTGTGTTTAACAACGGGCATCGTTGGGTTGCTACTGAACCTGAGATACAGGAACTATTGGCAGTGATGTTTGAGACACCGAGACCAGTATCAACTACGCCAGTCGTTGCCAAGAAAGCAGTTAAGAAGAAATGACTCTAGAACACTACATTGTCGGAGCCACTGGCATTGGCTATTTAGTTGTAGGTGTCTTGCAACTTAGCAAAGGCAGTATGTCTAACGCATTGATTTGGATAGGCTATGCTGCAGCGCAGATTGGACTCTGGATTAATCTTAAATGAAACTGAATAACGATAATCGCTTTGATATTGATTTGGAATATGGACAAATCTTTGAACAAAAGATTGCTGATATATTTCAGAGCAGTAAGATTGAAGTTAAAACTGAGCGAGATAAATGGAATTCTACCGGTAACATTGTGATTGAATTTGAGAGTCGTGGACATCCTAGTGGGATTGCTGTAACACAATCAGATTTCTGGTTTCATAATCTAGCATTGAATGGCGAACTAATTATGACACTCGTGTTTCCTGTGGCGGTGCTAAAACGATATATCAAACAGAACAAACCAAGAGTGGTGCGTGGTGGTGATGATAATACTTCTAAATTATACTTGATTAATCTTGCAGACTTGTTTACAATAATAGAATGAGAATCGTTCTTGATATTGAAACCAACACAGCACACGATAAGATTTGGTGTGTCGTTACTCGTAACATTGACAATGCGGAGGTGAAAGTATGGAAACATCCAGAAGGACTACAAAAGTATTTGGACTCTTGCACTTTGATTATAATGCACAACGGCATAAACTTCGACGGTCCTGTTCTCAAGAAGAATTGGAAGATTACTATGAAGAAGACGCAAGTGTGCGATACGCTCGTAATAAGTCGTTTGTTTTCGCCAAGCATCGAGTCTGGGCACTCACTACAAGCATGGGGTGAGCGTTTAGGATATTACAAAGCACCTTATAAAAAGATATGGTCTTGGATGACTAATAAGGCTTTAATTGTTGAAGATATTAAAGGTAAGAAAGTTGACCAAAGCAATTTAGCTTTTGACGAGCCTGTAATGTCAGCACTAGTGTGGTATTGCATACAGGACACACTAGTAACTCAAAAACTGTATGAACATTTAACCAAGGAGATGTCACATGACTATTCACAAGAAAGTATCAAACTCGAACACGAAGTCGCATTCATCATCGCAGAGCAAGAGCGAAATGGATTCCGATTCAATGAAGCTAAAGCTCTACAATTATTATCTGTTCTTAAAACTAAGCTGGACGCTATTTGCGTTGAAATGCAGAGCATCTTTCCTGCCAAAGTCACATCTGGTCGCACCCATCAAACACATGGTAGACCCCTTCCCGACATCGTGGAAAACTTCAATCCCGGAAGCCGCAAGCAAATCGCCGAAAGGCTCATCGAGAAGGGTTGGAAGCCGAGCAAGCTCACAGAAAAAGGCAGCATCATTGTCGACGAAACAACGCTCGAAGGCATCGACATCCCAGAAGCGAAAGCCATCGCTGAATACTTGATGTTACAAAAGCGGATAGCACAGGTTGAGAGTTGGATTGATGCTATTCAAATCGATGGTCGTGTGCATGGACAGGTTATTACTAACGGCGCAGTTACTGGTCGTATGACCCACCACAGTCCTAACATGGCACAGGTTCCCAATAGTGGTAGTCCTTATGGACCAGACTGCAGAGAACTTTGGACAGTTAATAAAGGATATAAATTAGTTGGCATTGATGCAAGCGGTTTAGAGTTGCGAATGTTGGCTCATTATATGAAAGACGATGCGTATACTACTGAAGTTGTATCAGGCGACATACACACAGCGAACCAAAAAGCAGCAGGGCTTGAGACAAGGAATCAAGCTAAGACTTTTATCTATGCATTCCTCTATGGTGCGGGAGCTGCCAAGATTGGGTCAATTGTTGGAGGTTCATCGAAAGAAGGACAAGCACTCATTACTCGTTTTCTACGCAACACGCCGGGGCTTAGAGCATTGCGGGAAAAAGTATCTCGTCTCTACTTTCAGAAAGCGTGGCTACCGGGTCTGGACGGACGCAAGTTACTCGTTCGCTCGGAGCATTCAGCGCTCAACACGCTATTGCAAGGCGCAGGTGCGATAGCAATGAAACAGGCACTGGTGATATTCAACAAGCGTTTACGCCAGTCAAAGATTGATTATAAGTTTGTAGCCAATGTCCATGATGAATGGCAGGTTGAAGTGGAAGAGAATCGTGCAGACGAAGTCGGTAAACTAGGTGTACAATCAATTACCGATGCTGGTGTAGTATTAAAGATGCGCTGTCCGTTAAGCGGCGAATATCGTGTAGGTAACAACTGGAAAGAGACCCATTAATGGATAAAAACAAAGAAGACATATTAGGGATGACTGTTGTTACTGCTTACAAGAACGGTACTTACAGTTTAGAATCCTCTTTTGACCTTGAAGAAACCTACGAATTATTAAAGGATGCTTTACTTGATATTGAGGATGGTACACTAGAGGCTAGTCTTGATTACTCAACACAGACATTGCAGTAACTATTTCATATTGTGGAATAGAGTAGTTAGAAGTTGTTGTATAATAGCAATTGCAGTATTTCTAAACCGTTGTAGATAAGGAGAGTATTATGGAAATGAAACCAGTAAAAATACAAGCTGAAGTTCAATGGGCTTCTTTTGATAAAGTCAATGAGATGAGTGGCAAGTTCCAATGTGACTTAGCCAATCTTTCGGACAATGCTGTACAGGCGTTGGAGTCTATTGGTCTTACACCACGCAAGCGTGAGGACAAACCTGAGAAGGGTTGGTTCTTGACTGTGAAGTCAAACTACGCTATCCAGCCATACGACAAAGACGGCAATGAAATCAAAGATATTGTCGGTAATGGTTCTAAAGCAGTTGCACTCATCAAGCCTTACGAGTGGAAGTGGAAGAACAAGAATGGTGTCTCGGCTTCATTAGCAAAGATTGTTATTACTGATTTAGTTAAGTACAGCGCCGAGGGCGTTGATGCTGACGAAAACATGGATGACGACATCCTGTGATAACAGCGCTGATTGACGCTGATTCGTTAATCTATGCAGTAGGCTTCTCTAGCAACGATGTAGAGGAGTCTATTGCAGTTTCACGACTTGAGCAGACAATGGTTGAGTTGTGCATGAATTTAGACTGTGAAGACTATAAAGGATTCCTGACTGGTAAAGGCAACTTTCGAGATGAATTAGCCGTTACTGCGCCCTACAAAGGACAACGCATATCAGAGAAACCTGTTCATTTTCAAGCACTTAGATGTCATTTAGTCACATCATGGGGCTTTACTGTCGTTAAAGGAATTGAAGCCGACGATGCCGTTGGCATTGCTGCGTATGCACTACCTGAAGACGAAACCATCATGGTGCATATTGATAAGGATTTAAACCAGTTTAGAGGCTGGCATTACAACTATCGTAAACAACAGAAGTATTATGTCTCAGAGTTTGAAGGCTTGGTAGCTTTCTACACACAGATACTGACTGGCGATAGGATTGATAACATCATTGGATTAAAAGGCATTGGTCCTGTTAAGGCAAAGAAGATACTAGCGGAATGCACCAATGAAACAGAATTGTATAAAGCCGTTCTAAAGGCGTATGACGGCGATGAAAAGCGTGTATTAGAAAATGGACAACTACTGTGGTTACAACGAAAGGAACACGAACTGTGGCAACTCCCCCAGATATAATTCAAATCTCATGGATTGATGCCGTCGCTGATTCAGGATGGGAAGAGAAAGTAAAAGCAGAGATTCACCAGTGCATTACTGTTGGGTTTCTAGTCCATGAAACCGATGAAGCCATCTGCATTGCATCAACTTGGTCGGACACCGAAACCAACGCCCGGATGCACATTCCCAAAGCATGGATTAAAGATAGAAAGGTATTGAATGAAGCCACAGTCAGCGAAAGCAAAGGGACGAAACCTGCAAAAGTGGGTAGTAAGCGAGTTGCTAAAAAGGTATCCGCAACTAAGCGAACTCGACTTACGCAGTTGTCCGATGGGCAGCCATGGGGAAGATATAGTAATGTCTCAGTTGGCGAAGGACGAAATACCAGCCTCAATTGAATGTAAATCATTAGCCAAGGTTGCAGTGTACAAGTATTATGAACAGGCAAAATCGCATGGCAATTATGAACCAATTGTAATTGTCAAGCAGAACGGCAGTAAACCTTTAGCAGTAATCGATGCAGAAGTATTATTTAATTTAATGGCAAGACCTTAGAAAGGAAATATGATGGACGACAATACTTATCGTTTTAGTTTTGAGTCAGGATATGACAACAGAGACGATGGCTACGGCTATCCTAAACAGCGCACAGTTGAGGTTAGTGTGTCTCATGACGAGACGGCAGAGTGGACTTCGGTCATGCTTGACTTTGCAGACTTCCTTAGCAGCATTTATGGCTATGATGTTAAGAACAAACTAAGGTTTGTAGATTATGGTGGTGGTTCAGTACGAGCGCAAGAATATAGCATTGACCCACCACAGTCAGAGTTTAAGTTTGATGACGAGGAATGGTCTTGAAAATCCTACTGCTTGATATTGAGTCAAGTCCGAACACAGCTCATGTGTGGGGTCTTTGGCAACAGAATGTCAGCATCAATCAGTTGATGGAGTCTTCTTATGTCCTATGCTACGCAGCCAAGTGGTTAGGACAAAAAGAAATACTGTTTGATTCTGTACACCAATCACGACCCAAGACAATGCTGAAAGGAATTCATGGGCTTCTCAACGATGCAGATGCTGTGGTTCATTACAATGGTACTAAGTTTGATATTCCTACTCTTAACAAGGAATTCTTACTACATCGTTTTAATCCACCATCGCCTTATAAACAAATTGACCTATTGCGTGTTGTTCGTAGCAACTTTAGGTTTCCTAGTAACAAGTTGGACTATGTAGCACAGCGTTTAGGACTCGGTAAGAAACACGAACACGAAGGACATGAGTTGTGGGTCAAGTGCATGAACGGAGATAAAGATGCTTGGAAGCGTATGGAAAAGTACAATATACAAGATGTCGTTTTACTTGAGTCGTTGTACAGCACTCTTCTTCCTTGGGTTAAGTCTCATCCTAATCACAATCTCTTCTTGGATGGACATCATTGCCCTAACTGTGCTTCGGAGAATCTGCAAAGACGAGGCACTGCTATATCTACTACAGGAGCGTATCAACGCTATCAATGCCGGGATTGCGGAACTTGGTCGCAAGGAACGAAGTCAATTAAAAAGTCAGCAGAGGTAAAGTATCATGGATAATAACCCAATAGCAATGCCAGCTCATTACGGATATGAAGCAGGTATGGAAGACTCTGGTGATGTGCTTGCTAGACAGGTCGGTGGCGACCACTACAAACGAGCGCATCAGCCTTGGGAAATCATTGAAGAATGGGGACTTGACTACTGGGCAGGAAATGTGGTAAAATATGTCCTTCGCTATAAATTTAAGAATGGAGTTGAAGACCTAGAAAAAGCCCGACACTACTTAGACTACCTTATTCAGAAAGAGAAAGATGCCATTACTGCTGCATGAAATTAAAGAGCGTCTTAAAGAAGTGGACGAAATCACACTACTAGAGTTGTTAGACATCAGTAGTGAAGAAATCGTCCAAATGTTTTCTGATAGAATTGAAGAATACGCCGATAAACTAGAACAGGAAGTTAAATAATAATGACAGAATATAAGATGAGTCCCTACAATACCTTTATTGCTAAATCACGATACAGTCGCTATCTTGACGATAAAGGTCGCAGAGAACACTGGAGTGAAACAGTAGCACGATACTTTGACTTTATGACAGAGCATCTCAAGACCAAACAGAACTACACACTATCGCCTGAGTTACGCAAAGAATTAGAAACTGCTGTTGTTAATCTTGAAGTAGTGCCGTCTATGAGAGCTGTGATGACAGCAGGACCAGCACTAGAGCGTCAGAATGTCGCAGCATTTAACTGTTCATATTTACCAATCGATGACCCCAAAGCCTTTGACGAAGCAATGTACATTCTTCTCTGTGGCACTGGTGTCGGCTTTTCTGTGGAGCAGCAATATGTTTCTAAACTACCTGAAGTCCCAGAGCAGTTGTTTGCTAGTCAGACTACTATTGTGGTGTCGGATTCTAAAGAAGGATGGGCTAAATCACTTAGACAGCTCATTGCTTTACTGTATTCTGGTGAAGTTCCAAGGTACGACTTATCCAAAGTTAGACCTGCCGGAGCTAGACTCAAAGTATTCGGAGGTCGTGCTTCTGGACCCGGACCTTTGGAAGAGCTTTTTAAGTTCACTATTGCCAAGTTTAGAGGGGCAGTTGGTCGTCGTTTGTCGTCCATTGAGTGTCATGATATTCTGTGCAAAATCGGGGAAGTTGTTGTTGTGGGTGGAGTCAGACGGAGTGCAATGATTTCCTTGTCTGATTTGTCAGACGACAAGATGGCACACGCTAAAGCAGGTAACTGGTGGGACGGTCAAGGACAACGAGCCTTAGCCAATAACTCTGCTACCTATGCTGAAACACCTAGTATCGGTCAGTTTATGCGTGAATGGTCAAGTATCTATGAATCACACTCTGGAGAGCGAGGTATATTTAATCGTGAAGCATCTCAGAAACAGGCAGCAAAGAATGGTCGCAGAGACGAAACCTATGCTTTTGGCACTAACCCTTGTAGCGAAATCATTCTTCGTCCTTATCAGTTTTGTAATCTTTCCAGTTGTATTGTGCGTAGCTACGATACTGTATCTACCTTGGAGAATAAAGTCCGCTTGGCAACGATTTTGGGAACCTTCCAAGCATCGCTAACAGAGTTTCCTTACCTGCGTAAGATTTGGGAAAAGAACACCAAAGAAGAGGCGCTATTGGGTGTGTCTATGACCGGTATCTGTGACAATGAACTACTGAATAATCCTGATGATGAAGACTTACCTGCTCGATTGGAGAGACTAAGAGATGTTGCTATCACTACTAACATTGAATTTGCTGCAACTATTGGTATTAATCAGTCTGTGGCGGTTACTGCTATCAAACCAGAGGGAACAGTTTCTCAGCTTTGCAGTACTGCTTCTGGGATTCATCCTCAACATAGCAAGTATTACATACGCCGTGTTCGGGCTGATAACAAAGACCCATTAACACAGTTTATGCTCTCCTCTGGCTTTGTCGGTGAGCCTTGCTATCTAAAACCAGACTCTACTACTGTCTTTAGCTTTCCTGTAAAGGTAGACGATGGTGGACTATTGCGTGAAGACTTAACTGCGATTCAGCACTTACGGCTTTGGTTATTGTTCCAACGGCATTACTGTGAACATAAACCATCTGTTACCATCTCAGTGCGTGAAGATGAGTGGATGGATGTTGGGGCGTGGGTGTATCGCCACTTCGATGAAGTAACTGGAGTGTCTTTCCTACCAATGGATGGTGGCACTTATAAACAAGCGCCTTACGAGGAATGTGATGAGGAGACTTATAACAAGTTAAAAGCCTTGGTTCCCAATGCCGTAGACTGGGAGAACTTCAAAGAGTATGACGATAATGTGGAAGGCGCTCAGACTTTGAGCTGTACTGCAGGCGGATGTGAGATTTAACCCCTAGGTAGTATCTTTATAGCCCCGCTTCGGCGGGGTTCTTTTTGTTATAAAGTATCAATAAATACCGACAAAAGGTTACACTTCACTAAGCAAACGGACGAGTGCCATTCTTGTCAATAATTAGGGCTTGTCTACGAGGCTTATCAGCAATAGCGTTAGGAACGCTTATATGAGTCCAAGAGCCGAATTCTTCAATGATTTGGTCAAAGGGTATGTCCGATGCCAAACACGCCTCTACGACCTGTTTAGGGGTCATTCCGGGGACTCTTAAATCAGCAGCACAACCTATCCTATGTTGGCTAGTATCCTTGCTACCGACGGAGTCATTGACTGGTTTAGACCTAAAGCCTGAGTTAATCATAATAGGCTTGTTTAGGAGACTTCTAACTTGCTCTAGCAAGGCTGCCAATCGGGTTAGATTAGCAATCTCGGTAGCGTTAGGAGTATTATCTAGGTTCTTTCGCTCTGCTACTTCAGAGTGGGTTAGTTCTTCTAAGGTGAAATTAGGGCTTAGGTTCATCTTTGCCTTTCTTCATATCCATTATCTTCTCTAGCGTACGCCCACCGAAATAGAAGGACATAATCAACATTCCCCATTGACCTAGGAGTTCAACATAGTTGTTGTTGACTTCTATATCCCACGCTGACATCGTAGCGAATGCTGAGTAGACAAACAGAATAAATACTAAAGTCATGGGTCTTATGTTTTTAGACAACCAAGAGTCCGAAGCCATGTCTGCTTCATGTCGCTTAGTGAGTTCCTGTGCCTCAATGTTATCAGCCTGTAACTCAGCTAGTTTGCCTTCTTGTTGCATCTGCAGTAACTCTTTCTGAGCCTTAGCCTTTGCTTCAGGGTCAGGAATGAACTTATCCAAGACCTTCATACCTACATCGAACAGCGCCATTAATGGTAACATTATTGTTTATACCCCCAAGTTAAATACCAAGCAATGACCGCAGCCACCGCATAGCACATGAACATTGCTCTACGAACCTTTGCCAAATCATGGTGAAACTCTTTAGTAAGTTCATTATCTTGTTTCTCTATCTTTTGTTTAATGGATTCAATCTCAGACCAGCGTTTAGCGCCGTGTTTCTTAATGAAATCAGCCTTGACTTTAGCTTCCTCGACACGGATGGATTCTTGGTGTTGCCATTCCATCATGGCTCTTTTGAAGTACTGCTCTTTAAAGACCTGTGATTCCCGTATTTGCCGTCTACGCTCTAAGTCTTTCTGCTGGGCTACTGCTCCAGCGTCCTTCTGTACATCAATAATGCTCTTGGTAATGGACTTACTAGCCTCACGACTAGCATCCATGCTACCTGTTACGGATTTTGCTCCTTCGATAAAACCAAATTGGTCGGACATGGCTCATGTTCTTATTGTCCCGGAGGATTTAATCCACCAGTTAGTAAACCTACATACCCTAAGTTAGGGGCGGGTGCTTGTGCGCCTGAAGCAATTTGCTTAACTGCTTGCTGGGCTGCTCTACGGCGTAATGCACCTTGTAATAAATCTGCAGTTAAACCAGTACCGGCAACTGCAGTTGTAGCGACAGGCGCTTGAGTCAAGGCGTAAGCACCGCCAGCGGCGGCTAATTTAGAACGAAGAGGACTAAACTGTGCTGCTAAAGTTAATACTGGGTCTAAAGTTCCACCTTGAGCAACAGATTTAATGATGTTCTGTTCTGTTTTATTAAACAGATTCATCTTATCTTTATTAGCAGCAATATTAATAAACCCTCTACGGATAAGTTCGCTTTCTGATGCTTTAGGGTCTAGTTTTTTTACTTCAGCTACATTCAAAGCATCATCTAATACCGACGCACGACTAGCATTTCTCCAATCTTTTCTAGCAGACATGACATTTTTAACAGCAGCGTCTAGCCCAGCTTTGCCTGCAAGAATATCTTTACCAGATAAATTACTAATGTAATCATCTACTTTAGAAACAGCTAGACCACCTAAGCGACTAATATCAGCATCGCTGCTCATGCGTAAATCATTAAGAGTACTGCGTATTTTCTCTAATGCAGTAAAAGAAACACCTTGTGGTTGTTGATTGATAATTTTAGTAACTTGCGCTAGGGTTGCATTCACTGAATTGGCTTGGTCTGTTGCTGGAATCATTCTTCCTTCAGTGTCTAAAGCAACTTTAATATCATCAACTAGTTTAAGTGTTGACTTAGGTTGAATGGAGACACCTTGACTGTCCATCTTATTATAAGAATCAGAGGCTCTTTTCTTTACTTCTTCCATTGTAAATAATGGAGCTTTGCCGGGTGCGGTAGCACTTAATACTTTACCAGTTGTTGCAGCACCTACTGTACCAAAACCAACACCAGCAACTAAAGCTGCTAAATCGCTGCCAGTAATGTCCTTGACTTTCTCAGCTACAGGTTGACTGACTAAACCAGCAACAGCAGCAGATGGTATTTGACGAGCCATATCAGACGCTAAGGCAGGCACACTTGGTGCTAATTTAGCTAGACCAGCAGTACTAGCCATTGCTTGTGTACCAGCCTGAACTGCTCTTTCTGTTGTTGTTTCAGGTGTTGGTAATACCTGACCTAACATTTGGCTTTGTGCTTGAGCAAAAGATGGTATTCTACTTTCAGAACCTAATGCTTGAGCGCCTAAGTTATATGCACCACGCCCAGCTTCTAAGACAGCAAGTGCTGGAGAAGTAAATGCTTCATAGGCTGCTCTACCTGTTAGTCCTATCTGACGACCAAGCTCATCAACCACAGAGCGTTTTTGTGGCGTGGCTTGAGGTTGTGCTGTTGGCTGTGGGGCAGCTACCGCAGGGACATCCGTTGGAGCAACCGCTGTCGGTTGTGGTTGTGGAACACCGCCACCTAACTGTTGGGATAATTCTAATAAATCATCTTCCGATAACGGAACAGGAGAATTAACTGTTTGTCCACCAATTGTATATTTAGGCATTTTTATCCTTAATCTTCTACAGTTACAACTGTGCCATTTTTAAGAGTGATAGTCTTGGTCTTCTTTTCACCTGCAGGAGTTTCCGAAGTACCAAAACCATATTCTTCAATACCTTGTGATTTTCTACGAGATTCAACACGAGTCTTGGTTCTGTTTTCAGCATCAACAATTGATTTCTGATAGCGTTTTAATGCTTGGAAAGTAGCTTCACTATCGTTACGACCATAAGCAGCAATTAACGCTTGAGCAAAACGCAACACATCCTTGTCAGTCTGTACGCCTTTTTCAGCACTAACTTGTAAGTTAACAGCAGTATCAACGGCAGATTTTAATGCTTCATAAGCACGACTTTCTGGAGTAGAATTACCAGCAGCGTTTCGTGCTAGGTATTCAGCATTCTTTATTGGTCCAAGTTCTAATGACCTAAGACCTTTTTCATTAGGTGTTAATGCTTGAATAGATGAATTCAAGGCACTTCGTTGAGCAACATAACTATCAATCGTTTCTAAGTCTTTACCTTCGTCTTTCTGCAGACTTGCTGGTAATACTTTAGGACCTTTTAGAGACGCTGTTAACTGAGCAATATCACGCCGTCCTTCAGATAAAATTCTAGCAATCTCTTTCTGGTCAGCCCCACGCTGAATAGCAGCATCTAATTGACCTTGTATTTTCTCACGAGCAATTAACAATTGTGTATCACGAGTTGCTTGCTTTTCTTCTATTTTAGTTCTAATATCTAATGCTCTTTTTGCTAAAGCATCGGCAATATCAGGACGACCTGCCACCGTTGCTTGTTGTGCGCCTTTGGTTAGTGATTCTAAGTCTGTAAAGTCAACACTACTTAGTAGCTGTTGCTGTTCAGATACTCTTTGCATTAGTGGGTCTTGAACACCAAAGACACCGCCTAGTTCCCGAACTCCTCTAGCGCCCATTACATTAGCACCTAAGACAGAACCTAAGCCGGGTTGTTGTCCTTCTGCAGTTGCAACCTTGCTTGCAAAGTCTAGCATTTGTTGCTCACGAGCAATATTCAACGCTTCTGGAGAAGCTCCAAATAGACCACCTACAATACCATCAAACTGTTGTGCCATGATTATTCCTTATGCTAACCAATTCTGAATTGCTGGGATTTGGCTAAAGATACCGCCCATTGTGTTACCAACACCAGTCGCTACTTGTCCTAATTGATTATAAGTGCCTTGCATTGCTGCTTGACCTAATAATGAACCTTCGGCAGCTAGTTGAGCAGCTTGTCGTTGTCCTGTCAATCCAAGTTGTCCAGCGTATGCACCAGAAGCGGCTTGAGCTTTAGCTAAGTCTGTTGACAATGCTAATGGTTTCTGTGCCATTGCTTCTAAAGCACCTGCTTGTCCAAACAATCCTGTGCCAGTAGCAATTTGCTGATTCAATAGATTCTGAGCATAAGTAGGCGCATTAGCCCGTAAAGCAGCGTCTTCTCTAGCGAGTGCATTATAGTATGCCGCCATCTCAGGATTTGTCTGCATTAGCCCAGCAGCGCCGGGAGCGTATCCCGCTACAGTTCCGCCAGTAGCAAGACCAGTAGTGCCACGCTGGAACTGACGATTACGCAACTGTGCTAGTTGTTGTTCACGGCTTGGTGCTAGTAATCCTTGTTGCTGTGCAATATACTGTTCTTGTAATGCTTGTGTGTCTGCAGTTGTTGGCAACGCTTGTGCACCTAGACTGAACAAACGCTGACGCTGTGCAGCGACTTCAGGAGTCTCGGTATATCCAGCCGATACTAACTGACCTGTAGTTGGGTCTACTTGGAACTGTGACTGACCGAAAGCGGTAGTAATACCAATTGGTTTAAATGTTGCTTGCTGTTGCGCTCTAGCGGCAGCTAGTCCAACTTGCTGTGCTTGTTGATTATAGGCATTCTGAATTGCTTGGCGTTGCTGTGCGGATAAATAAGCATTTACACCGCCACCTAATAATCCGCCTAGTCCTGTATTACCGCCAGCAGTTCCGCCTGCGCCTGAACCGCCTCGGCTTGTCAGTAACGAGCGTAATGCTTGTGTACCAAACTGTTTAGCATAATCAGTTAATGTTTTAGTATCAAAGCCAAGGGACTGTGCAGCTTGGATGTCAGCACCAGAAGACAAGACAATGTTACCTTGAGCATCTTGAATAATATCACCTAGTTCGCCGGGAATGATGTTAGGGTTGCCACCCATATTGAAGTCTTCACCAGTGCCGCTAAATATGCCGCCCATGTTAAAGTCTTCGCCAGTAGTATTAAATAGTTCATCCATACCTGTACTTCCTGTATTTGTTTGATTGAATAATCCTGCTCCTGCATCTACGGCTGCATTGACACCTGAACTAATACCAGCACCAGTAACACCTGAGATTAAACCTGTTACTGGGTCTCTTCCAGACAATAATGCACTGGTTGCACCGCTAGTTCCGCCTTGTGCTAAGTTACCAGCTAACTGTGAGCCTGTCTCTCCTGCTACTGCTCCGCCTACTTCTCCGCCTACTTGACCAGCAGCGTATGATATTGCAGCATCTCTAGCAATGTCTTCAATATCGTTGCCTTGTGCTGCAGAGATACCAGCACTAGCTGCTGCACTTCCTAGTGGACCACCAACATAGTAAGCCCCTAGTTTGATGGCTGTATTAACAGGGTCATCAATAACTGGTTGAATGACTGCATTGTCAATGATTTCACCAGCATCACCGATAAAGCCACCAACATCTTCTACAGCGCCTAATAGACCACCATCACCGCCTGAAGTACCTAGTACATCAGAGATTGGGTCTGTTATTGCCGATACAAATCCGCCTCCGCCGCCCATTATTTAAACTCCAGTGACCATGCAAACGACTTACCCTTCTTCTTTACTTCTACAGGTAAGTTCATCTTTTGCATCATGGTTATTAATTTATAGTTATCTGTCTCAGATACTAGCTTCTTGATACCAGCTTTCTTTACCGCATCAATTCCAACCTTCATTGCACCAAGAAGCATATTAGGAGTGTCTACTGTATACATATGCACTTCTAATACACCCGGTTCTTTACGAATACCGATAAACACAGTGTTATTGTGCCGTACAACAACAGCTTTGTTTTGTTGAATCATAATGGCTAAACTCTTGAAGAACTTCTCTTCTTGTTTGCTTAGACCACCACGCTCTAAGTCTTTACGGATAATCTCCGTAGCAGACATCTGTTTGTCAATAATCTGTGCCATGATTAGAATGTCCCACCATCAACTGACGCAGCTTCTAAAGCACCAGTCACAGTAAGTGTTCCAGCAACAGTTTCGTTACCTGTAACAGCTAATGTAACAGCAGTAAGTGTTCCAGTAAAGGTTGGACCAGCTAAATCAGCTTTACTGTTTACTGCAGTTTGAATCGCAGCAAACTCGGTGTTAATCTCTGTTCCACGAACAATCTTATTTGCATTGCCAGATGGCAAAGAGTCTTTAGCAGCAAAGTCTGTGGCTTTTGTGTAGTTGCTCATAATGTTTTCCCTGATTTAACAAAACAGTCTATTTTCTGAATTGAGACAGCATTGTCATCAATATCTGTTTCAAATCCTAACTGTAAAACTTTACCTGTTCCGCCGGCATTTAAATTCAAATTAAAGATAATAATTGTACCAGAATAGTTATCTATATTATACTGTCCAATACCATATTCTGCAATACTGGTTGGGTCTACTGTAATAGTTGCAGACTGATATGCTTTCTTAAAATCAAAATCCCACTTCATGGTTATGTCTTGGTTTTGTGCGCCCAAGACTAACATCTCAACTTTCTTTAGTATTTTGGATAAAGTTGGTTGTTGGAAGTCGAAATAGCTGGAATAATACACCATGCGGTAAGAGCTGCCGTTATCGCTGTGTCCACCATACAACCCAATATATCCCGCTTTCCCGATAAGAAATTCTCTGTTTGCTGTTGTGCAGAACGCTGTAGGTGTGATAGTAGTCCAAGTTGTAGTTCTAGCAGACCCATCTGGTAATGCTCCTCTCATGTCAAAACAGTAAGCAATGTCGTCTTCTGAAAAAGACAATACATACGCAGCTTCTATGCTTGAGTACCCGGACTTAATGGTTTTTAAATCTGAAGTATTCGTTAAACTTTCTAATAACTCATCTCGAACATTCTTAGAAATATCACGCATTGGCATGGATTTCTCTTGAATGGTTCTTGTAAAACTTCTAACACCAGTTGCTGATAAAAAGACAACATCAGTTCCTGTGTTCTGTACGGAATCTCTAGACACACAACCAATACCATTAACAATGTCAGCTAATACCAACGCTGAAGGGTCTTGTGCTGAACTATAAACTACTACACGGTTCTGACAGAATATAATGAGAAAACCGTTATGAGACGCCAATGCTACAATAGGGTCTCCATCTCCAATTATTTCAGAAATATTTAAAGAACCAGCAGTTCCTGTCTGAAAGTTTAAAGGGTCGGTTAAATCGCTAAAGTAAACAGTTTGTCTATCTCCAGCAATATCAGCAACCCAGATTCTTCCGTACGCTGATAATGCACAATTTGGAGTAAAAGTGCTGCTTGTGTGTGCAATTGGGTTCACAGGCAATGTTGCTACATCGGCAAGTATCTTAAACACATAAGAACTCGTCACTGCAGAATAACTAAAATACAGTGCTTTATGGTCTGCCTGAGTAATGATAGCTCTTGCTCTAGCATTCGTTACATCTGGTAAAGATGCTACTTGCCAGTGATTATCATTGATGGTATAGGTGGCATTAGCTGTATCGCCACTATTACGCACTAACTTCTGTGTTAATGCACTACCAGTAGACAGAAATAACTTATTATTGCCAGCCGCAAACAATTGATTATCGTTAGTTGTTGGCGAGAGCATCTGTGCAATGGTTTTAACCGCTGCAGTGCTTAAATCAGTATTTGCGGGTAAATATGTTGTCCAGCCTTTTCTAGCGCCAATACGACCAAACTTATCGATGATGCAGTTGTTTGCTTCTAATGCAAAACCAGCCTCTAATGAGGTGGGAGCATCCTGAAGATTTAGTCCTGCAAAGCCCGGTGCTGATATAGAAGATGTAACAATTTGCTTGCTCAACTTGGAACCCAGTTAGTATCTTCAACATAACGATTAGACTCAAGGGCGATATAATCAGCCATTAAGTTACGAGCTAAAGCATAGGCTTCTGAAGACTGTAAACCGCCATCTTCGCCACGCTCAACAACTGCTCTAGCATAAGCATTTAGAATGACCACATCAGCAGGAACTTTGATAATTGTATTATCAGAAGTTAGCGTTGGTTGTGGTAATATAACATTAAATCGAATTGTGTAGGCAGTATCAGGAATCGGAAACAAATCAACTAAGGTGTCACCGTTAGCGTCCTGTCCATTAAAGTTATAGTACTGTGGAGAGCCTTTTTGTGGACTCGTAGGCAGAAACTGCTGTGTCATGTACGAGGTTGGAGCAAGACGCAAGAAAGTATCGGATGTGTCATTAATTACATTCAATACCTTAAACCGCACACCAGAGCCTGTTAGCACATAACTAAATATATCTGTTGTTGTAGTGGCTGTCAATGTCTCAGAAAGAGCATTCCAGCCATAAGCAGCTTCGACAGACGATTTAGCATCATTGACTAATTCGCCAATCATCTTGCTATACGCTGTCTCATTAACAGTCGATACTTCATTCTCCCGTAGGCGACGGAGTACGCTATTGACTGCTTGTAAATATGTTGTAGTTGCCATCTAGCAATCCCATTTCTTTAGTGCTAATGCTTTTCTTGTTGGTCTACCTTTTTCGTCCTTCATCGGACCTTTAACACCGCCCATCCTTGCACAAAAAGACTTACGCCTTTTAGCTGCTTTAGGGGACTTTGCAGCCGCTTTAGCCGAAACTGGAGGTTTGAGGTTAGCGCCTTCAGTTCGCTTGAAATAAGCCCTTCCTTTGGCGTTTAAACCGCCTTCAGGATTCTGGTATTCCTTCTTAGGCATTATTTCTTCTTCTTAGCTGTTTTAGCAGCGTCTTTAAAGTCCTGTGCCGAAGGTGCGCCTTTGCTGCCTACCTTACGCATCTTCTCGCCTGAGCCAGCCTTAATACGACGACGCTTGGCGGCGATATTGGCATAGAGACCCGGCTTAGTAGCCACGCATAGCTCCCATCTTCTTCATGGGTTTAGCCTTTGGAGCAGTGCTTACTTTAGCACCAGTCTTCTTAGCGTATGTCTTAGCTTCCTTCTTACCTTTAGCGGTGTAAGGGAACTTCTTGTCTTTTACCATTGGCATATTATTTCCTTTTCTTAGGTTTAGCTACTTTAGCGGTTGATAAAGCGATGGCTACAGCTTGCTTCTGAGGACGACCTTCTTTAACCAGTTTAGAGATATTCTTACTGATTGTCTTCTGTGATTTACCTTTAGCGAGTGGCATTAGTGCTCCTTAGAATCCATGTTGTGTTGCTGCTTTATACTCTTGTTCGACAGTAATAATACAACTTACTGCAGAACCACTTTCGGACTTAACTCTGATTTCATCGCCTTCTTCTAAAAACACATACGAAAAACCATCTAGTTGTAAATATGTTTTAGAAGCTAATGTATACTCAAGTAAAATAATAATCTCGGTATTTTGACTTTTATCGTACCACCAAACACTAAAACTCTTTGTGGAGCCACCTGAATTGTGCGCATATAAAGTATAAAACCGAGCAGTGTGTTGCTTCGGTACAGTGTACAGCGTTGTTAAGGTATTAGCGGTAAGATTCTTACCAACAGAGATTTCTCTCATTTAAGCACTAATGTTAGTAGTGTTACAATAATGAATCCAGCAGTGCCGAGGAGAATCTGTTCTAGTCTCTTTAGTCTAGCGTGTATCTGTTCGTATCGAACTTTACAGACTTCTTCGTGGCTTAGGAGTTTTAATTCTGCTTCTGTCACGGTAATGTCCTTACATACTCCGCAGAATCCGTCATCACATTCCCATCGGCATCTTGCAGTTCTGCACCAGCTAAGACTTCTTTTTTGAAGGTTTGGTAGTCGGTGTTGGCTGGGTCGAATGGGATGCAAGCGTTATCTGATAAACGAATAACACTTGATGCTTTTTTTTCCATGTGGTCAGGACATTGTTTATACATTTATAACTCCGCAGTAAAGGCTATGAAACCAGCAGTTGTAGCCATTTGAAGAACGCATGGTACAAATGCGGGAAATCCTGAGCCTGAAATAATCACTAAAACAACATCAGGCATTGCGTATGTACCAGCTATTGTACTTACACTAGTTGTGTAGGTTTCCCAATCACTAACAGTTACATTGGAAATAGAAACAGTTGGAGATGCTCGCATCACAGTATGTAGTGGAATGGTAATAACAGCACGAGTTGATGCAGATGTAAATCCACCCCCTAAACCTGAGTATTGAGCGGAACTACCAGCACCATACTTTGCATAGTACCTTTGTGCTAAAGCCAATTCAGTTCCATACGGTCTGTAATCAAAGCTAGTAGCTGTAGAGCCTACCTCTAGCTGAACTCCTGTGATGTAGAAAGTTGCTCCGTTTGTGCCAGCCACATTAGTAGCACCTGTAGCACCAACAAAAAGCGAACTTGTCCACGCACCAGCAGTACCACTATAAGTAGAACCAACCCCAAGACCTATGCTTAATTCAATGCCAATACCATTGGTAGTTAACCAAGTTCCTGATGTATCACCAGCAATGGTTACTGACTTTTGTTCCCAAGTATTTGCAGAACTAATTGTGTAAGTAAAAGGGTAATTTCTGCTTTCACCAGAATTAGAAATTGCACCGCCAAAAGTACCAGTTAAAGAACTACGCACCCAAAAACTAAGGGTGATGGTTTTGGCTGATGCTGTTCCAAAAGCGAGGTCTGCTGTATTAAAGCCTTCCACCATTTGACGCAAAATAAAATAGTCAGTTGAACCTAATGATGTTGCCGCTAAAGAAGTAAACCCAATATAGTTTGTAAATCCTGCGGGTGGAGTTACAGAACCAGCGTTTTGTTGAACGCTAAATTTAGAATTTTGTGAATATGTGTAAACCCATCTATCCAATGTGTAAGTTGGATTAGAAGCTGGAGTAACACTAGCACCAGCATTTCTTTGGTCGATGACCATATTGCCGTTAATGATGCGGTTCTTAAAGCTAATACCCAAATCACCCTGAACATTACTATCTAACGTACTCCAGCTAACCGTATTCTGACTTGGAGTAATTGCCTGAGTCGTGGTGCTAAGGTAACGCACGTAGACGTTCTGTGTGCCAGCCGAGGGTGCGGAGGTAAATGTAATAGTCGTACCGCTGATGGTATACGCATCGTTAGGGACTTGGACTACGTTATTGACTACCGCCTGAATGTCGTTAACAGAGGCTACCGTGCGGGATAAGGTAAACGCAGTCTGTGAGCCTGTGCCATTGAAGTAGTCAGTGCCAGAGATAAAACTCTGGGTGGTTGGTGTATTGCCAATATATGACATTATCTACCTCTTAGGTAATGTTAAGTACTGAAGTTACTACGTCAGCAGATGATGCGGCTGAAGTCTGTACTTTTAAGGCATCAGATGTAATTAATACGACCTTCTGGTCTGCACCCACAACAATCAAAGAGCCGCCAACAGGTACTACTGCACTCTTAATTAGATAGTAATTTACCGCTGAACGGGTAACATAAACGTCCGCTGTGATTGGACTAGTGGTGGTATTTGCAATATCTAGACCGATGATTGTCGTCTGGGTTGCTGCACCAACCGTTACTACTGTGGCTGGAGACGTACCAACGTCTTTATTCATGTACGAAGTAAAAGTATTTGCCATTTTGGTTCCTTATCCTAAATTTTTAGCCCAAGGCTATCGCCATTGCCACGGCAGTTCCAGCGGGATCCACCTGTAAATTCGTCTGTGCGCCAGATACTGTAGAAGCTCCTGTACCACCCGAAGTAACAGGCAGTGGGGTTCCTAAAGTCAGGCTATCTAAATAATCAAAAGCACCAACAACGTTAGTGCCGTTTACATACAAAAAGGCTTTTACGCCATTGGGTATCGTAATCCCAGTACCAGCGGAGGTCTTTACTCGGATAGACTGGCTACCCGAAGTATTGTTCTCAACGATATAAGTCTTGTTGATAGTGGGTACGATGAGGTCACGAGTAACCGTCAAGCTAACGCTAGAGGTAGCGTTGATATATAGATTACGGGCGGTTTGACTGGCTACGGAATCCGTGAAAGTCAGGGTTAAGTTGGCATCTGCTGGGAAGTTAGCAGTTCCTCGCCCTACAATCGCCTGTTCAAATACGTTTGAGAAGTTATCGTTGGTAGTGGCGCCCCAGGTACCGACTTGTTCGCCTGTGCCGATCAGCTCAATTTTTAGGTTGGTCGAGTATGTACTTGCCATTTAAGCCGCCTCTAAAATTTCTGTCCAATTAGGACTTTGTGTGTCAATAATATCAGTCCAGTTAGGAGTTTGTCCATCGTTTATGCCCGTCCAATTTGGGTTTTGGTCTGGGTCAATTTGGCTCCAAACTAATACATCACCTATCTGTCCTGTTGCTTGTACTCCTACTACTTCTACTCTTGCGTTAACCGCAATAATTACTGTTCCCAAAGACGCAGTAAGCTGGAATCCTGTGACTGGGACTGGGATAACCGCCTGTCCAACTTCTCCTGTGGCAGAGACTCCAACTAGGTCAACCGTGACATCAGCATTTACTGATACCGTTCCAAGCTGTACTGTTCCTGCTACGCCTACTACATCTACATCTGTTCTTACATCTACCGTTACTGAGCCTACGGATCCCGTGGCTTCTAGTCCTGTTACGGGTACATCTGCGTTTGCCGCTACAGTGACCGTGCCTACTAATCCTGAACCAGCTACTCCTACTAAATCTACTACTGCACTACCTTGAACCGTAACGCTTCCTACGCTTCCAGAAGCACTTAATCCCGTTGCTGGGACTACCGCACTTCCTGTAACTGTTACGCTTCCTGTCTGCCCTGTACCGCTTACGCCCGTGACATTAACACTGGCTCCTGCCTCTACCTGTACGCTTCCAACGCTACCCGTTGCCTGTAGACCCGTGACTGGAACATTTGCACCACCCGTAGCGGTTGCAGTTCCTACCTGACCTGTGCCAGAAACGCCCACTAAATCTACAACTGCCGTACCCGTTACAGTGACATCACCAACCTGACCCGTACTAGATACGCCTGTTACTGCAACGTCTGCGCCAGCTTCAACTGTGACAGAACCGACACTTCCTACTGCCTGTAAACCTGTTACTGGAACATCTGCTCCAGCCTCAACCGTTACATTACCTACAAAACCACTAGCAGAAACCCCAGTTAGGGTTACTACTGCATCACCCTGTACTGTGACAGAACCTACCTGTCCGTTTGCTACAAAGGATACGTTTCCATATCCCCAAGCGGCATCGCCCCAGCCTTGGCTAGACCAACCCCCTAACGCAATCGAGACATCAGCCACACCGTATTAACCTTACGCAATACGGATAATGGCATCTGACGCAGTAGCTGCTGGGAACACAATCGTGAACGTACCAGCGGTAGATGTCTTAGCACCACCAAAGTCTA